ACCTCCTGAGTGCTTGTTCATCAATTCTTGCTTCTTATTTATAGAACTATATATCTTGAGGTTAGTAAAGAAGTCATCAACAGGCTCATCTGCTAACTCTTGTGCAGATAAGCCAAAGAGCTTGCGATAGAGGTATTTCTGGATTGCTAAGGGCATTTGGGAGCGCTCATTAAATATCGCGTCCTCAATGTCCTCTATGCTTTTGGGTCTTGTCCTGTGAGCCGTTCCATTACGCCAGTAAAGAACTCGCCTGGCATATCGAGCATATCGTCTTTCGTGAACTCTACGAGCTTGCCGTCCTGAGCTATCTCGCCCTTGATAAGCCTGTCTGAAAGTAAGTCCACCATGAACTGCATAGCTTCTTGGTTGTTGTTTGTTTCCTGAACAGTAGCAAACTTCGCTTGGATATCTTCGTACTCTCGAACTGGTATAGCCTGAAAGATTACATAGCTATCAGCATAGTCCTCGCCGAAGAAATCGAGCGAGATACGCTTTTCAATTTTTATCATATCGTTCTCCTTAGTTTAGTAGCCAGTGCCAGCAAACGTGTTAATCAGAATGCACGAGCTGATTATATCAGCAGCGTTGGCGGCATCATAGTTGGCCTTGAACTGAATGCTCTGCGATACGATGGTATCGAGTCCACGATCCTGTTCCCATTCGGTAAAGTCTACGCGTGGGAACTCCGTCGCCAGGCTAGAGTTGACTGAGCTACGGACAAAGCTGATACCCATAGCCTTATAGGTGCCATCAAGCATCAGGTTGCGGTAGGTTTCGTCTTGCTTCAAGAGTTCGATAGATCCTTCTACGGCGAAGTTGGTAGCCAGTACATCTTCTGGCTCAACAGTACCAAGCACGACATCGTGTGCAGCATTCTTGGTAAAGTTTAGCTCTAGCTTCTTTAAGCTAATCGCTGAAGCGGCAGCTAGACCTGCGGTAGAGCTTGCAAGCTTGAATACGAGGTGCTGATGCAAGAACTTATTGCCGAGCGCCGTAAAGCTAGCCGTCTGACGCGTATACGAGCGCCCAACGCGGCTTAAGAGGCCAACAGTGAAGTTTACTATACCATTCTGTTCTACAGTGATTTTAAGCGTATCTATAACGCCCAGGCTATAAAGCTCGGCGTAGTCAGGATCCTGGTAGAGCACTGACAAGCTTTGGTGCTGGTTAGAGTTAGCTAGGGTATAGGTGTGAGTGTAAGGGTTTCCACCAGTTGTTACCGGAGAAGCTCCCAACAGGCCGGTGAGAATAATTCCTGCAAGCTTATCATCTAAATTGCTCTCGAACTCTCCGCTTGCCATGCGCTGGGTTACAAAGTTTGCGTCAGAATCGGCTAGCTTGCCCATTCCTTCAGACTCTCGGGCAGTCTCAGTTTTATCATCAAAGCTAATGGTGCTGCGTGGAATCCAAAAGCCGTTCGTGATAGTACCAGTACCGCGAGTGCCTTCTTTTGCGATTAGTAGCTGCCCTAAGCGGCCAACGTGTTTACTCATATTTATATACTCCTTTTACACTATGTAAATGCTATGCACCTTAACAGTAATCTCTACCCCACGCGCCCAGCCAGCCTCATACTGGTAATAGCTAGGTGTGCCAATAGCAGCTTCCATGAACACCACCTGGGCATAATCTCCTAGCGTGATATTGCTATCTAGCGTATCGAGAATATCTCCAGTGATATCTTCTATCGTCTGCTCGGCTAACTCTACCCTATCAGTGTTATCCCGATCCTGTCCGATCTGCGCTAAGGCCAGAATGCGGTAGGTGTGTATGCGCTTATTCTCCGCGTTGGTATAGAACTCATTATCTGAGCCAGCGAATGTAATAAAAGCGCAAGGGAAGCCGTCAGGGTTAAGCTTTTCGTGGTTGTAAACTTTGTTAATGGTGCTAATCGTAGAGATTTGCGTAATCAACTCATGTTTGATGTCCTGAATTACGCCCATGCAATACTCCTTACTCCAGTTATCGTATATTTATACCTATGCGTCAATAACTTCATACGCCCTGGCCTATTTCGTTTAATACCTTTTGTACGGCATTCTTAAAGTTCTCTTGGATCTGCTTCTCATCATCTTTTAATGAGTCGGCCAAGAATGGTCTAGCCTTAATACCCCTGCTCGTACCCTCATGCAGATAGGTGGCGTAGTCCATACGGCTGTAGAGCGTTCCCTTACCAGTTTCAAACATACTAACCCAGTTCCGGGTCAGGGAATAGGTGCGGTTTTGGTAGTACTCATTTGAATAGCCTTTTTTGGTTACGGTACGCTCCACTTGAAAGATAGAGCCTTCAATAGCGGTATTTAAATGCTTCACCATAAGCTCCGGGGCTTTGCGGAACGCCCGGCGAATCTCGTCTAGATTCTCAATCTTAACGCTATACTCAGCCATTCTTGCTCTCCAGTATTACTTGGATATGCTCCAACAAGCCCGATCCCTCATAGCGGCTGACGGCTTTTACGCTGTAGCGCTTACCGGAGCCGTCATCGACCTGGTCGCCCTCTTTAATTGGCACTGAGCCGTCTACCCACATATCGTATAAAGCGCCGATCCGCCCGCCGATGTCGTTCGTACGGCTAATACCTATCGGCTGAATGTCTGCTTGGTATGAGGTAAACGTAGCCGAGTAGTTTTGGATAGCAGCACCGAAAGGTCGTAAGCGCCGGATGCTTATCTCGTGGCTAGCAAAAAACAAAGCCATTAGTTATATCCAGATATAGCAATATCGCAATATGGGCGCAGTATGTCGTCTAGTCCAAGCGAATCTATTAGGCTAGCATTGCCGGTAGCGGTAGTGCTGTCAAAGTACTCTACCTTGCGCTGCCCCTCTTGCTTGCTCTTTATGCTGGTGCCAGCTGTACCGTTCTCGGTTACGAATGCCGCCATGCGCGCACACGCCTCAGCTAAGTCATCGGGGATTGTCGCGTAACCTGCTGTGTAGGCTATCTTCCAAGAGTGAAAGCTTGAGCCAAAGTTTACCAACGCCTTAATGATGCCGGCGTCAGTATCTACAAAGTAATCCTCAGCGTCGAGTGTGGTAAAGCTGGCGTTATTACCAGCTTCATCGCGCCATTCTACGCTGGTCATAGTAATCACTGGCTTATTACGCAAGACTAGCTCATTGCCGCCAATCCCATCGTAATACTCAACATAGGCCGTAGAGTTAAAGCTCGATACGCCACAGTAGTTCAGAATAATCTTTGTAGCGTAGTTAATATTGCGGGTAATCAGATTATCCTGGGCAGTTCCGGTAATCCCAAGTATTTCTTTTACATCTGCTACCGATGTGAGGGCTTCTGGTGAGAGAGCTGTCATGCTATTTTATCCGATCTGGTTATCATCTTATCTTTGTACGCGATGCCCTTGCGGTAGAGCTTGCGCGCGAGAGTTTGCGGTACGCTAATCACTTCTCCGGTAAGCCGGTCTTTATAGTCCTTGAGTAAGCGTATACGTACTCTTTCCATGTCTCTATATAACTACTACTAGATATATACGTCAATAACGCAAAGAGCGCCCAAAGGCGCTCCTGCGTAGCACTCGACTAGACTTATGCTAGTCTGCTGCTATTCTACCAAAGTTTCTATTAAACTCCAGTAATCTTCTTAACTGCTTCGGTTAGTGTGAGTTCTGCGTCAACACGCTTCTCTACACGCACGAATACCAAGTTCTTTTCGAACGCGCTTGATCCGCCAACAGTGGCTTCATCTGATACGCGTACCGAGATACCAGCACGATCTACAATCTGGTAGTAGTTGAAGTCGCCCAAGTAGAGCTCATTCCCTAGATTGTTCTGTTCGTACATAGGTCGCCCGAGAAGGCTTCCGTAAGGGCTATCGCCCAGGTTCTGTACGAGGTATCGGTTCTGGGTGTCTTTTAGCTGACGCACGGTTGCGAGGGTACGAGCGTTTCCTACCCATACTGCACGCCCACGATAGCCCTGCTTCAAGTCATGGAACAATTCAATTACATCATCAGCCATGTTCGCGCTTTTAGCACGTGAGCCTACGGTGTACTGGTTTACTCCAGTTGGCTTACCTGATCCATCACCAGTCCAGAATGCTGCATCTTCTTTTTCGGCAAGGCTCTGTGTCATCAAACCAGCGATGTAGTTGACGATAGATCCGTTTACGCCAAGAGTAGCGTCATCTGAAAGTTCCTGCGAAAGCGGTACGATAGAAGCTAGAGAGTAAGGAGTGAATACTAGCTCTGCGAATTGAGCGGTGCTGGTAGCCTTAACTGCAGCTTCGTTACGCCATTGTGCCTGTGGTCGAGTATCGAGTTTTGGCAAGTGGAGTTCGTTGCTTTGTGTGGTAATGGTGTTAGCGATCTGGCGCATAACAGTTGCGTCTCGGAGATCTTCTACGATCATGTTCGAGAATTCTGCTGGCACGAGGTATCCACCTAGAGCGTCAGTACCTTCTACGAGTACCTGAAGCTTTTCTTTATCACCATGCATAAGAGCGCTCATAAAGTGAATGGTCTTACCAGTGATTTCGGTGTACTGCTTACCAGCGTTCTTACGTTCTGGGATTACGTGCTTGATTTCAGCAAGCTTATCTACTGATACGCTTCCCAAGCTCTTGTCCATAATCATCTTGTCGTTGCCCATTTTCACGTCAGCAATAACTGGTACGTGAGCTTCTGCCTTAACTTCGGCATCAAGCTTTTCGCTCAATTTACCAAAAGCCTTAGCAGCAATAGCTTCAGCGAGATCTTCTACTTTTGTATCTTCAGCGCTTTTAACTTCAGCTTCTTTGGTGCTGATGTCTGC